CCATCTGCTGTTGCATCTGTTGTTGCTGTGCTGGATCTGGCTGTGACTTGTCTTTAGCTCTTGGCAAAAATTCATGCACATCAAATCTTTCGTCAAGCCGTCTTAGTGTTTCCTGTGCAACAATAATCATGGAATCTGCCAAATCATCTTGTCCAGCTTCACGCAATTGAGATATTGCTTGAATTGCTTCAGATAATTTTGGCAATAAAAATTGAACCCAAACCTGAGTTTCTTTATCTTTATTTGGCTTTCCAGAAGAACCAGCTTGAATATTAATGGTCAGCAGATTAAATATCTGTTCTTTATTCATCTGAGGCCATACAGAACCATCTTTAAGCTCGCCTGTTGGTTGCCCAGTTTGAGGGTCAACCTCTGGCTCTGCTGGCATACCAGCAATTTCACTTACTTGTTCAATTGTCAATGCTTGTAACAACAGTTCAAGAGTATGTTTCGCTACTTTTTCAAACCAATCTTCTATTTCATCTGTGTCAGCCGCACTTTGAGTCTGCTGTTCCTGACCCAACATTTGCGCTTCACCAAGAGTTCTTGAGCGATTACTCTTTGGCTGTGTTACCTCACCACCACCAACAACACGCTCAAAGTCACGCTCTGTATGATCTGTTGTATAAACAGACGGGTCAATTGGGGGAGGGGAGAAAACATCAATTGAATTTTTAATGGGTTGCCCAGCACCACCATCTATCCTCACATTTTCTCCGGGCATTGCATCTTCTAATGCTTTCGCATCCATGTCTGAAACATCGCCCCTTCTTGATACCCAATGAGGAATTGAAATATCTCTATGATGAGCAAATCTTGTTCTCGCAGAATTATGTTCATCTTGCAATTCACGCAAAAGAAAAACATCCGACATGGGTAAAAATTGCCCATCAACAATGTTTAATGCGAGAGGTATATATGGATACCATTGTTCGCTTACAAACTTAGGCTCAAGAGGTTGTTGCAAAAAGTCAACGCCTCCATCTGCCATGTAATGAATCAACTGGTTTTCCCTATCGTGTATTTCCCAGATATGAACCATTGTTGCGTGTTCATCAATCTGTTCTTTTTTATGGTCTACCACATCAGATGACTTTAACTTAAATTCCTTTGTCCCCACTGGCAGTTTTCCCCAACGCTTTTTAGCGTCAGCGACAGTCATTATTATTCTTTCTGCCAAGAAAGGAGTTTGAAGATAATCATCAAAATTCTGGATAGAAGAAAGGTCTAACACCATGTTAGTCGGATCAACAACATCAATGACTAGACCTTCCGATACAACTATATTTTCCTCCCTTTCAAGCTGTGATTTGAATTGCTTTAATTCAAGAATAGCTCTTTCCTTTGCAACGACCTCACTGGGGTCTTTTGATTGCATCTTGAGATATTCTAATTGAGCTAACTTATCATTAGAATCTATAATCTTATTTCTGATAATCGGGTTTGGTTCTATTTCGGTTTGATAATAGACCTTCGCCCAACCAATGCCAGTCGTCTTTGCGGAACGGAGGCAAGCCTTCGCCCTACGCTTTAAATTAGCATCATCAAAAACTCGATTTAAAATGATCTCAGCCGTTTTGCCGAACAATCGCATTTTCTTTACACCAGCCTGAGCAATAGTTTCAGTTGGCCTAATAGAAAACTTCGGATTTCTAGCGTAAATTTGGTTTACGCTTTTTCTAATATGTGAATGTATTAGGTTTGCCCTAACAAGTTCACCCGAACCATCATCCTCATGTTCGCCACGAACATATTGTCGGTCTGTTTTGATAGACTCCTCAAAATTACCGTTGTTCATGCTCTGCTTGGCTAGATCAATACGACTTTGCCATTTCCCAGCAAGTAGCTTTACTCCCTCAGTCGGCTCTTTCCCTTTCGTGTCCGATTCATCGGGAGATTTAAAACCACTTTGCTTTAGATTTCCAATAATCTCTTGCTCAATATTAGCCATTCTTAACCAGCGTTAAGGATATACATAGAAACACTACCAGCCGATCTGGTAACATTTGATCTTACATACTTAGGAAGTGTAACTTCCGCTAATTGCATTTCGCTGTCTGTCGTTAAAGAACCAGACGTTTGCAACGTTGACCATGTAGAGTTATCATCAGAACCCTGTATGATGGCAGTCCCACTAAATGCGGCTGGTTGAATAACAGCGACAACAGTTGTGCCGGGCAAGAAAGGACTGGTTGACTGTTCAACAGCCGATCCAGTTGCGGTTGTTGCCTGTGCTGATACTACGGTATTCATTTTTAACATTGGTAAATCTCCTTACTTTTAAATAATTTAATCAAAATCTGTATTTTGATTTTTTAGCTCTAACTGGGTCTAAAGCAGTCAGATAATCAAAGCTCATGTAAGGCGGTTTGATTGGCTTATTGATTGCTTTTTCAAAACGATGTCTTGAAACCAAACTATAACGCCATTCATCTGCCACATGATCTTCTTGGTACTTCGTTTCTATATCTTCTGGTCTTGCTTCGTCAATCTGCATATTAGGGATAGTTCTTATAAAATGTTTACACTGAGAAAAAACCTTAAAGGTTTTTTGCTCTAACCTCTGGTTGCAAACATTCCATCCATTTTCACGGCTTCCAGCACCGCCTTTTGCCTGATCCCATAAAATACTGTTATCTCTGAACAGTTCATTAATGCTTATTCCTTCCCCACGATGATACCAACATGAAGGATCTGCTGGGTTTGCCCTAAATTGAATCCCTCTCGACCTTTCATATTTCTCCATCTCTATAATTTTTTTACTTACTTCTTTAGGTGATTCGCCTGTCCCAACGTTAGGCTCGCCACCCCATCCATATAATTCTTTATATCTGTAAATAACATCGTCTGGGTCAACGGTGTACCAACCTATGCTGTATGGTCTTGTTTTACCCCAGTCCATCGCCCTCCATCTCGGCCAATCTGGAGGAATCTCAAATGGCTCGACAATATGATGCTGTGGATTCCAGTTAGTAAAAAATTGTCCCTCTGTTACATCCCATCTTCCCTCAAGAAGTTTTTTCCTGTCTTTTTCTGGGAGTTTTAACAACATCTCCCGATAACCGCTTTCACTTAAAAACGGATTATCATCAAGCTTCGCTGGAATAAATTGCCGATACGACTTTGCCTCATATCCACTAATAACTTCCTTATGGCAATATTCTGTTCCACCACCACTGTTGGGAATCTGCCAGTATTCCTTTACCCAAGCATGACCCCTACCACCGGGATTTGTTGTCGCTCTCGTAAAAACCTTTACATTAGGGTTAATACTTCTTGTTCTCGACTGTAAATATTTATAACAAATTGGTGTTGCCCAGTGAGTCAACTCATCCCAACCAACCCATTGATACTCGCTACCCTGATGCTTATATCTATCTTCATCTTTGTCCATGTATCCAAAAATGACTTTAGCCCCCGATGGGAAACGCCATTCATGGTCTGCCATACTGTAAGTTGCTCCTTCAAAAATCAAAGGATAAATCGCCTTAGACCTATCAACCAACTCGCTCAATTCTGGAAAAGTCTTGCGAAACAAGATAGCTCTATATCTGTTCCACCTCAATGCGTCTTGTTGCAACCCCAACGCATCTATCAACAGGGCATCACTCTTACCACCCCCAGCAGACCCTCCGTATAACACTTCGTCAAATGGACTTGACAAAAATTCTTGCTGTTTAACTGTTGGCGACCACAAACATTCGCCAGTTTTTCTTTGTTCTTTAGTGAGCAATAATTCCTTCTCTCGGCAACAGTTTTATCATTCCGTCAGGAAATTCAGTAACGTGAAACTGAGCCTCTAAATTAGTTAAACCATATAATATTTGCGCTACTTCTTTCTGCATATACAAATACTCTGGCTCAATGCCATTCCCATTTTCGTCATAACAGTCGATCAACCATTCTTCTGTTATTTCTAAAAATGCTTCATTAGCTGATTGGCGTAACATCAATGACATTTGATTCAACGTTTTCTGGTATTTCCGCTTTTGGCGGAATTTTAACAAAGTTGATTCTATGTTCTTGCTTAACAGTAACGTTTTTAGGCTCTAAACTGGCTAAAGTGGTAAAGGCTTTCGTTGGATGCTCCCTGATAAAATTTCTTATCAGTTCGTCACCCCCCATAGTTTCCAGAACCCTTCTCATTTTTGAGTTTAAAGGCTCGCTCAACTTGTCAAGAAACTTCTGTTTTTTTAAAGATAAAGACATAAATAAGCCTAAAAATTAATTATCACTAAATCCACTCATTATCTGTTGCTTGTAAATTATGTAATAACGCCAAAATAAATAATCCCAATTACTTTTCAATTTTTTTCTCTGGTAAAAAAATCCATGTTCTTCCGTCATTGCTGTAAAAAACTGGTGCGAGAGAAATTAAATACTCCCAAGCATGATTGCTGTCAATTGTTATCAATTGTATTTCTTTTGTTTCATTTATCGAAATTCCGTTACATTCTGGTTTAGGTGAAGATGCTAAAATATGATGCCTGTAGTAATCACCTCCAAACCGAAGGATCATTGTCCTATCGGGCAATGGCTTCCACTCTGTTAAAAATTCAATGTTTGGCTCTTTTGGAGTTACCAAGCTAACCATTCCACCGCTATACATTTCCATATGCTCCAACGGATCGTCTAGTTGCTCCGCAACCGAATAAACAGGGAAGAACAATGGTGCTAATAATGCAAAGAAAACGAAGTATTTCATCCTAACCATGCTCCCCACTATTCGGTTTTACGATTTTTGCTATCTCTCTATCAATAATCTCCTGTTTTGAAATTATTCGTTTTAAATTTCCATCTTTATCAAAAATCTTACATGGAAATATAGTCTGACTTGCCCTATCTAATAAATTTTCAGTCTGTAACACATAGGGAATATCCTTACTAAAACTATTTCTTCCCGAAAACTTATACTCACTCATTTCCGTTAATAATCTTGATCTGTTGCTCGTAAATTGCGACCAAGCTATCCATTTCTATTGAGTAAACACGAAGTTTTTCGTAATCATCTAAGGACAACGAAAAATAACCTAACTCAGTTTGATGCCATATGACAGGCGGAGGCTCTGGTCGCTGATGAATCGGAAATACTTCATTTCCGCCTGATAAAAGGT